GATACTGGCTTTGAAGCCACTGGTAATCCGTGGTTAATTTACTTATAATCGTTGTATAAAGACTAATCTTTTTTTGCAGATTAGCATTGTACTCTTGAATTTCAACATCTATTGTAGCTTGTGCTTTTGCCAATTCAGCTTGGTACTTTGTTACTTCTCCATTTAACTTAGCTTGTTCTTCTGCTAATTCACTTTGATAAGCTTGTACCTGTTGATTCATCTGAGCAGTTTTTAAAGATAATTCATTAGTATACTGAGAAACCTCAATCTGATTCTTAGCTGCTTCTTTCTGAACTTCAGCTTGATATTTAGAAACCTCAGTATTGACTCTAGCTGTTTCATCTTCTAATAACGATTGATGCTTCTGTACACTTGAATTAAATGTTTGCAATGACTCGGCTAAGTCTGCTTGATGCTTCTGAACATCCGCATTAAAAGCCGCTTGACCTTTTTCTATCTCTTTTGAATATTCGCTTAATAAAACACTAGCCCTTTGAAGCTCTTGAGCTGCTACATTTATAGTAGCTTGAGCCATTTCCTCATCTTCGTCTTTTAACCAATATCCAGCACTCTGTGGAGTTGAATCTTGACCACTACCACTAGCTTCATCAGTGGCTATTCCAACATCAATTAAATTTTTAGCTTGAGTTAAAGCATCTGATACTTCACTTGGAACACTCGGCAATGTTAAGTCAGCTATAGCACCTGGATCAGACCAAGTTCCAACCGCAGCTCCACTGACATTTATACCTCCTGGTAAACTTGTAGAGATACTTAAATCTGGAGGTAATCCAGCTGACATACTTATCGCACCAGGTAAACTGGAACTAACACTTATTGGATTTGGCAAACTTGTTGAAATACTTAAGCCTACACTTAAATCTGATATAGCATCAAATACTGTCGTATCAGAATCTAGATCAGTAGGTAACTTAGCATTTAAAGCAGCCATTTTATGATGTAATAACTGTGCCGCTGCATATAGTACCACTGCATGATACATCTCAGATGGAAAATTATCTATCGCACTATCTGTACCAGCAACTGAAGTATCAGGTAATACTATACTTATCTTAGCTGTTTGATTTGCAGTAGGGGTTGGTAAAATAGTTAGAACTGCATTATTAACATAGTAAACTGGAGAATTAACACTTGCATAATAGAGGCTATCTGAATTAGCCGCATTGCTTCTAAAAGCTGCATTTATTGGACTACATTTCAAGTCTTCTCCACTACTATCAGCATTTGTTCTAACTACATCTATAATCTTAGAGTTAGTACTTAATGTTAAAGTAGGAGAACTATTGTTTAAAGTCTGCAATGAAGCAAACAATGGTAACATATCAGGATTACCCTTCTCTACCATAGAGATAACCCATTGCACACCATTTGCTAAGAACTTTGATATAGCATTTGGATATGCATCAGTTTCTCCAGCATAATTACCTATTTCAGCGTTAAATGCCACTAAACTACCTGTCCTTTTCTTGTCCTAGCCATTACTTCGCTTTTGCTCATCTTCTTGCCCTTAGGAGATTTTCTATTTATCTTCTTAGCAGTAGAAAGCAACTTACCGCGAGACATTCCAGTTTTAGTTGCATAATACTTTATAACAGACATTCTATTTTTACGCATTGCATTTACTAATACTTTTGCTACTGCACCAGTCATTTTTTCTTACTCTTTTTTGTTTTCTTTGAATTGGTATTTTGCTTGCGTCTGCTATGATCATTTACTTCTTCCTTACCAGACTGCCAAGGGCCACCAATATCATTACTAGTTACAATTTTCATATTATCCTTTCCAGTTAGGGGGGCTAAAAAGCCCCCCATAAATTACTGAATTATGCGAACTTTAACAAGGTATGAGTTTCAGGTAAAGCAATCTCAAGACCAGCTTCGGTCAAGATCATATCTTTTCTTCCGTCAACATTGTTGTTCTGTACATTAGTGATAATGTGCGTATCTCTCGATGTGCCATTAGCAGCTAATGGACGATATGCTACATTCTTCATGTCAATCATAATGGCGTAGTCTTCCCACATTCCTCTGAATAAAGGTTGCTCGACCAAGTGTAAGTCACCGTAAAGTGTATTTACGCGTGTTACATTGTGTCCGAATGAACCTTTAACATTCTGAATGTCGACATTATAACCATTTGAACCACCGCTAGAAGTAGCTGTGTGTCCAAGTGCCATTGTGTTTCCTAAGAAAGAGCTTCCGCCAAGTTTGTTAAAGTAACTTAACACTTTTCTTGAAGCAAGTACAAGTTTGTTTCCGCTATTACCTGATTCAGGTGAGAAAACATCTTCCATTGCATCAATAAAATCATCATAAGATGAAGAAGCATAAGTAAAGGTTTTAATCTTTCCATAAGCTTCTGTGTAGGGTACAATACCCCATGAACGACGAACAGGCCCTGTTGAGGTTGAATCATCTGATCCAATACCAAACAACATTGCATGCTCTAAGTCCATTTTATGTTCCATTAACTTTTCTTGCCAGACTCGCTTGTACTCATTAGATACACCACGATAGCGGGTAGCCAATGAAGTTCCAGAAAATAAAGAGATTGCCGTTTTAAAAATCTGACAATATCCTTCTCTATCATAGAACTCGTCTTTCCATCCTTCAGGATCGGTTGATCCCTCAGCCCATGCTGAACCAACAACTTGTCCCTTACTATCAGCATCAATGCGAAGTTTAGAAGCAGAAGCTTCTGTAATTTCACCATTGACAGATGCAGTTGGTTTATAAACAACCTTTATGAATGTACCAGAAATTCTTGCATACGCAGCATTTGTTGTCAAATCTGGGTCTGCTGATAATTTCCAATAACCAATAGCTCCGACATCACTGCCATCACTACCATCGGCATCATATTCACATTCGATTGCTACCATCTGACCGTTAAGTAAGAAGTTAGGTTGAGTTGCTGTAGTTACAACGCGACCGTATTTATCATAAAGACAGTCCACCTGCAGATTCGATATATTGAAGTTAGCATCACTTCCACCATGTGCAGAAGTTACTGCTGCTGTTTGTACTTCAAAATTACGACGCTGCCATTGATGACGCTGCTCTAAAAATTTAAAAACAGGATCATCAGTAGGCTTCTTTGCTACTTTAGACAAATAGGTAAAGAATGGAGACTGTTTAGGAGCGAGTTCTGACACTTTTTCCCCGAAATTATACATCCGTCTAGAATGATCAATCGAGGATGACTGCATACCGCCACCAGCGGTTATACTATATACATTTGCCATCTTTAACTCCTAGTTAGTTTCAATTCCAAGGATTCTGTTTATTATAATCAGCTATCATACTGTCTATAATCTTGTCTTCTACAGAATCCTCATTCTGTCCAGTTTGAGAAGGCATAACACCCATCGAAGCAGGTACTTGCTGTGCCCTCTTCACTTGCTCAAACTCCCTTGAAGGAGCTGATTGTGTTTGAGGGGAGCCGTATCCTTTATCGGATGCATATAATTTCCAAAGATTATCGAGATTAATAGAACTTGGGTCAGACATAACTCTTACGAAATCTTCAGCAACTTGTGAATCAACTTTATATTGATTCATAACCTGCTGTTTGACACCGTCCATTTGCTGTATCTGCTTTTGTTCCGCCTCACGACGCTGAATATCAGCTTGACGCTCAGTGCGTATCTTTTCTCTTTCATCCTGCATCATCGCCATTTGGTACTCAAACTGTAAGTTTTTGTATTCATCCATTTGGTCACGCCATGTTTGCTCAGATTGAACAAATCTAGCGCTTTCAGAAGAAGGATCGGATAGCGCTTCGTCCATTGAAAAATTATAAGGTTTCTGCGGTTTCTCTGGTGGGTCTGGAAAATCTGGTTCAGGTTCCTCTACTGGTTGAGGCTCTTGCTGAGCAGGTGTCTGCTGAGTAGCAAGCTGATTGAATTGCTGCTGCAATTGATCTCGCTCGTTTTTCATTTTATCAGCCTGAGACTGCCAATATTGGTACCTTACTTCATCATTATTCTGAGGGACTTCAACTTGAGCTTCCTGTTGGGGTACAGATTCTGGCTCAGCAATTGCTTGCTCAACATCATCTGCTCCATCGAAAGCTTCCGCTACAGACCCTTTGTCACCACCGAATATGACATCATCAACTAATGAGCCCTCATCCTGAGGATCAACAGAGTGAACCTCTGGAGGTGCAGGGGTAGTCAATTGTTCTGTTTCTGCCATAATATCTCCTATTTTTTAGATTGCTTCTTCTTAGGGCTCGAAGAAGGTGAATCTGATTTTGAGGCCTCACTGACCTCTTTTTTAACTTGCCCTAAAGCGTCATCTAGGCGTTTCTCAAATAGAGTGCCAGACATCTTCGCCCTACCTTCAGTATTCTTTAGGTTGGACTTTGTTTTTTCGATTTCGGCTTTCATTTTGGCGTGATAAATTTCACGCTCTCTTGTCTGCAAGTCTCCTTGCATACTCTTGATAGTCTCAGTTGCCTGCTCCAATTGCGACTGCAACTGTTGTATCAAATCTGTTCTCTGCAGGACACCCTGCATATCGAAGACTTCTGTCTTCTTTAAAACTTCTTGTTTATCTATAATGCCTTTCTCATAAGCATCCATATACATCTCTAGCTGTGCCATTCTATTTGTAGGCATTGTAGAACCTGTAACTACAACTACATCGTACTTTCCAACTGTTATATCATTTAAAACTTTAATCTCACCTGAATGGTCATCATAAAGTCTCTTATTTACAGTATACTCATTTATAGAGTTGTTAGGCTGGATAAGTCTAACTACCTTTTGAGTGGTGTATAATTGTTGCATTATTGGTATAGTAATTTGTCCTAACCTATTTAGACCAGCTTCAATATCAGCCAGTTTGCTTTTCATCTTACGCTGACCAAATTCGTCAAGACTTACTGTAGCCTTGTATGTATGAGGAGCAACAGCAGAATTTCCCATAGTCATCTCATAAAGACCTAATTGATGATCTATATCATTCTTAGCTGTATTCTCATTAGAATATAACTCGTTCGGTAGGGGAGTTGGCTGAACGGGGGTTGGCTGCCCTTGATCAAAATCAACCTCGATGGCTACTCCAGGCTGAGCCCATTTCTGCTCGAACTCCCTCATATCTACCGAACCTGATGGTATTAAAATCTTTGTATTTGTACTTGTAGTAGCATGGGCGATAATAAGACTTCTCGTTTTATTAATGTATTCCTGCATACCTTTAACCATGCGAACATCTGACATAGGATAGGGGGTTCTGGTATGTTGGTTCATAAAGAACACAATCGGATACTTATCGATAGGGAGGATACGAGAATATAAAAGCTTATCGCCCATAATTACACATTGTTTAATTCTTTTTGTTGGCACAACAACTACTTCTATTTGACCAGCTTCAACTAATTGAGCAAATGTTATCTCTTGGATATCGGGCTCTTCTGGTAACTCTAAGTTCCCCTGAGCTCTTCCTTGTTGCAGTTTTTCTTGATATAATGCTTGTAATTGTTGTATTGCTGCTTGAGCCTGTTCTGGTTCTACTACTACCTGCCCTTGTATAATCCAAGCAGGCTGTTTTAAATATTCTTTATAATCTTCTTCGTCAAGTAAGTCTTCATCTCCAGTCATACTCTCAAAGATTCTATAATGATCTATCATTAGTGGATAATATCTTTCATATCCTCTAATATATTCTTTACTTTCACCAAAATTATGTATTGTCTGGGTTTCAGTAGATTCAGGCCAAGTTGTCTCACCATCGTCTTCTCTTGCTGTATTTGGCCTATCAGATAAAAATGTTTCTGTACTAGCATTTTTTATAGCTTTTTTATACATAGGATACAAAGCCTTAGCCTGGTCTTTTGTATATAGTCTAGATATAATAATATTCTCTGCATCATCTGCAAATGGATGTCTTGAATTTGGGTCTATATAAACATCAAGTGGGTCTATATCGTGAATGCATACTTCACCTTTTCCCATATCCATCATTGGGTCTATTGCAACTAGAGCACACCCAAGCCCAGTTACATAATAATCATCTACAATTCTTCTTAATACAGTATTCCCCTCTGATATCTGCCAGATATATTCTAATAATCCATTTATAGCTTGAGCTACTGAATTATCACTATCTTCTCTAGGGGATACTCTGAATTGTGGTTTATTAGCAGTGATTAAAGCTTTTGCTGCTTCTACTGCTGGATGAATACGATTTACAACTAATGGAGCCTGCCCTCTCTCCTCCAAAAGACGCTTCTGATCTGCTGTCCATTGCTTGCCGAGGCGAAATTCTCTATCTTCTTGAGCATGATTTGCCCATACTTCTCGCTTCTTTGAGTATGTTTTCCACAAATCATGTGTTTCTTCGACGAGTTTTTTGCCACTTTTCTGTGATTTTGAGTTGTAAGCCATCATTTAATATTACTACCTACATAGTTAACCAGTCAAGTATTTTATTGCTTTTTATCTCAAGTTCTTCTTTAGGGTCAAATTCATCCCTTTTTATCCTACAAGGTTTTGCTCCTTCAAGTGCAGTCCATACTGCATCCATAATATCATCGTTCTTACCTCTTGGATAAGATAAGAACTCTTGCTGAGCTGTCAAGTCTTGTGGTCTAAAGAAAAACTCTCCTTTCGCAAAGATTGGTACTAATGATAGTAATCTTTCACTCTTTCGGTTCCGTGGTTTTACACCTTTTTCCAAACCTGGTATATATAAATTCTTTTCGAGCATTATCGCTCTCGTTGCGCTTCGAAGTGCTTCCTGGTATGCAACTGTCTCAATCTTCATTCTTTTTGGATTGAATCTTTCATAAATATCAATAATCTTTTGAGGTTGCCTCGCAGGATCGAGCCTTTCCCTAAAAATGTCGACAATGTACTTATTATTGTCAGCATCAATAGCAATGGTAGCAATAACAAAATAGTCAGCACGGGCACTAAGACTAGATGCAGGATCGACTCCAGTATAGAGCTCGACTGGTATGATTTTCTTTTCATCTCCAACTTCCCTTACCAAACAAGGTTGGCTGTTTATTTTTTCAAAGTCATAATGATGTAATTTTATATAGTCTGGCTTAAATGGAGCATCATCTGGAGATTGAGCAATATTCATGTACTCCTGGTAGAATCCATTAATATTACCAACACTCTCAAACTCGCTCTTTATTTGTAGTATTCTCTCCTTTGGGAACCTTTCAGGCCATATACTATTCTCATCATCATCCCAAATACTATACCACAATGTCTTCCAAGCGGGACTATCTTTAGCCCAATATAAGAAACAATCTTCAGAAATAACAGTACCAATCATAATTATCCTACCATCGTCTGATAAGGATGGTATTACAGCTTCTGTCATCCACTTTCTGTTTTTTGTTCGTCCTTCTGGGGTAAAAGCGTTTAATTCAGATTCAAAATCATCTACTATAATAACATTAGGTCTGGTATCTCCCTCAATAAAACCACGGACTCTTTGCCCAGTACCAACTGCAACAATACGAGTTCCGTTCTTTAATATGACATCGGTTCCAGTCCATCTCCTTGCAGTAGTAGAACTGAAATCTCCAAATATCTGTCTATAATTATCACTATGATCTAAATGATATTTAATTCTAGATAAAAAGTTTATTGACTGAGCTTGAGACTCAGAAACAACAACAATGAATAAATCTTCCTCTGGTTTCTTATATGCTATCTTATATAATGGAAATATCAGAGAACATACTGTACTCTTAGCAGTTCCCCTGGGTGCGGCAATTAAAACACGCTTTGTGTCATCATTCTTTAATTGTTTATAAATATCTCTATGAAACGGTGGTGTATCCTTAGCTAATGCCTTTGGAAAACAATATTTACCAAACCAACCCATATCTCTCTCAAATTCTTTCTTTTCATTATCGAGAGCATAGTTTGACTCATAATCAATATCTTTTTTTAGTCCTTTTTGGACTATTGCTTCCATTACGCTTCCTCTTCTTTACCTTCTTCTTTTTTTTCTGTTGTCTCTGCCAGCCCATGTAGTTCCTCCGTTTGTGTTGCTTTAAATAGTTTTTTCTTCTCTTTTATGTCTGCTAATGTATGCTCTACAGTAGAAGCTTCTATCTGATGGGTAGTAACAACTTTACTTTTACCCTTCATATCATTCATATCCATAAGCTTATCTAATATAGATATAGCAGTCTTGGGATCACCGTCCTTACCCATTCTCTCACCGTCCCAATCCATAACATTGTCTAATACTGCGGCAAGAGCTCTAGCTGTATCCATTTTCCCTATTGGAAACTGTTCAACTATCTTATCTAACTCATCATTTACCATTTTTCTAAAGACCTCCATTTTCATTGTCTTGTTTAACGAATATCGTTTATTATCTGGAATACTGCCAAAAACTAAATGAATAGCAGCTTTCTTATTCATTCCAGGTTGTGCCATAAGATGTGCTAACTTTTTCATGTTATCATTGTTACTTACGAACTTACCACGATTATTCTTACCACTTTCGGTATAATTATTTACTCTTCCAGAAGATTTTATATCATCTTTGCTAGAACGCACAAATGACGGCCCCCAAGGATACTTGACCTTGAAGGTTCCTCCCTTTAATTCATTCTTCTTTAGGCATTCTGCTACCTCTCCGTCAGAAGAAACACCATACTCACCTACAGAAACTTCAAAAGGGTGTTTATACGACAAACCCAGCTCATCCGCTTCTTCTCGTGAATAAACTGGGTATTCTTTTCCAGATACTACTTCGTATCGCACAAATAAAGTTACTTACCTCGCTGACTGTAAACGCCACGAGAAACTTCTGCAACTACAGGTTTAGCTTTCTTAACCGTCTTCTTTACAGTTTTTGCAACTTTCTTTACTGCTTTTTTTGCTTTAGCCATTTTCTACTCCTTTATTTCAAAGTGTACTAAATCATCAAATCTATTATCTTTTGTCTGGGTATCTTGATCCCAGTCTCCACCCCATCTTATATTTAGTCCCATCTGCTTAGCAATTCCAATAACGAACCCGCCAAAATAATGAAACCTATCCCTATCAGACCAATCAATAGGGTAAGGGGCAACATCAACAGCAATACTAGGACTTTTATTATGTTTACCCTTAGGGAACTTAAGTTTACTATTCCCCTTCCTATATGCTTCATTCTGCTTCTCTTTTCCCCTATGTCCCTCTATAATTGTACAATCAAAGTGTTTTACCACCTCATTGAACAACTTTACTAATCTTTCATCGCAAGTATGCAGTCTGCTCTTGCTTCTTGTACTGAATCTAGGCATTATTGCTGTCTCCCATTTATTCTACCTTTTAAATATGCCAGATCATCGGTCACATCGTTCAATTCTTTCACAATGTCTTCTCGATGTCTCTGACTAGTATCGTCAGATTTATTCCATCTTTCGATCAATTTTATAGTAATTCCCTCAACATTCTCTATAGTCTCTTCCATCTTGGCTATATTCTGTCTTATACTGTCTAAATCTTCATTTTGTGTTTTTTGGCTTTTGATTAGGTTCATAATCATCATTACAAACAATGAGACTATTATACCAATCGCACCGTATTCCATATAAACATCCATCATACAAACTTATCCTTACATTCATTGTATTATTCGTAGCCCACTTATCCACAGGAAAAAATTGAGGGGCCCCTCTAAAACGGTACTTCATTGGGATCAGCTTTGCTGCCTGCATTGTACAGGATTTCGCCCTTTTTACGACTCTCGTAGAGCCCGACGACTCGATGGTAATGGTCTTCTCTTCTTTTCTGAGCCATGAAACCCGTTATTTCTTCCATATCTTTATAAATCTTTTGATAATTTAAAGAATCATCGCTCTTAATATAGTCATATATGTTAAAACTAGACAAGATGTTTTCTATCTTCTAAATCCATAGCCCTCAAGCCATTTATTTATCTCTTTCCAGTCTCTGGCGGTACCTGCATCCTTTAATTTACCTGCACCCTCCAATTTACCAATGTGCTCAGAAACCCCCTGCAATCTTTTATTCTGCATTCTTATCCAATAGTCCTGTGCTTCTGGAGACATTTTCTCTGCAAACTTAGGAAGTTGATCACTAGTATGCATCTGGGAACCTCCACCTACCTTCCTATGCCCCTTCACATACCATTCGGGAGTTCTTCCCTCGAAAGGCATATATTTACCCTTTCTCATACTAGAATATCCGCCTCCAGCAGCTTTACTTGTAGCCGAAGACTGGTAAAATGGCTGTATAAACTTTTTTCCATCCTTGCCAATAGTCTCTACAGCAACGATGCTACGAGCAGGCTGTCCTTTTTCTGCTACTCTTAAAACATGGGGTAAAATCTTAGAAGCTCCAGCTCTCATTCCTCTCGCAACTCTACCTACTTGACCTATAACTGGTGTAGCCATTGCAGCATCCATTAGAGAACCACTTTGACCCTCTGGTCTATGGGTTGCTCCAGTAGCAAATTCCAATGCTGGAGTCAAATAAGGCTTGACTTCTGGTATTTCAGAAGATTGCTGATATTTTCCTCCTGTTACTAATCCTAATAATGTAGGTTTATCTGGGTTCATTTTCCTTGACCTCTGTATCTCTTGATATATCGCTTCTTAGAGCCTTTATGGGAGTACTTTGTTAGTGTGCTTTGACCTTGAGCGGTCTTTTTACCTTGTTTCTTTGGTTTATACTCTGGTGTATTATATCTCATTTGAAGCCAAAAGCTTAACTAAGAAGAAATCGCTTTCTTTTTGCTTATAATATATATAATAATAACTACTATATGCAATAATCAAGTAAAGCTTTACAGCTTTTTTGTTAAGTGTAGTTATAGTAGCATATGGGAATTTCAGGAAATTTTTTAAAAAAAATATTTTGGCTTAGGGTTCCTGATCCTAATAGCCTTTTTTACCAATTTTTTTTCTAGATTGGGAATGCGTGATATACAGGTTGCTACCCCCCATCAAAATTCACTGGGTGGGTTGCCTCCCAGGTTGAATTTATGTTGGGAGCTGACGCAATTAGCCCCCTACTTACCTCTGCAAGAGGTTTGCAGTATCATATAGTATCATATACATATGATATCTTCATAACTTAACCAAAAGGTATACCTTATGGCTGAAGTAATAAAGACTGATAGTAACATCGTAGACGATGCTACATTCAGCAATACTGCAGCAGGCACCACCTTCCGTGGCTCCTTTGAACCAGAGCGTGACCGCACTGGTAAGATTCTCTACACGAGCAATCTCAAAGTACGCACACTGCAAGTTGAGCGCACATTCCCAGCTGTTCTCACAGCTAAGACTGTTGCGAAAGTTGCTAAAGCTTCCGAGAAGCTTGATCAACCTCTCAATGTGCAGGAAGGTGTCGACTATCGCCTATCTGGTGAACCCACCGAGTTCGAAGGAACCGATGAGTTACCAGCGTCGAAAGTCGCCTACTACAAGCCTGTTGTCCTCAGGGACAGCATTAGCTTTTCGTAGTGCCTGCAAGGAAATGATAGTAGCGTAGCAAGCAACTGATACTATCATTTCCTTTTTTCATAGCTTGTATAGTTAGTAAGAGTGTGCGTATATTGTAACGCATAGGCTGGTACAGGCATAGCAATTAATTAATAAGATAAGGGGTTAAGATGAATAACCAAAGTGGATACAATAAAAGATCATTGAAAGAGCGTGAAAATATGGCGATTACAGTTTATAAATATCTATTAGATAATAATAGAATAGCTTATGAAGGCGCAGCTCACACCCGTTTAGATGAGTTAATCAAACGCAAAGCGATGAGAAAAGAGGGTTAAACAGCATTAAAGTAAAGGAGCCCAAAGGGTCAAAGCTCTACAGACGCGAGAGCCTTTACAAATAAAACTGTTTAATAGTTAGAGAGAAAGCGACATTTTAAACGATGTCGCTCTTTCTCTTTTAAAATAAGTTAAAATAAACCTTGCATTATAATAATTGTATCACTAATATTTATTAATCGAAAGGGTAAAAAATGCAAATATTCGAAAGATATAAAGCAAATCTCAGAGTACACGGAAATAAAGTATATTCTTATGAAACAGATGTAGCAAATATTGATCATAAAGATAGAACTATTACACCGAATAAATACTACTCAATGACAACATCAAAACATATCAATTATGTAGCAAATGAATATGGCTACAAAGTAAATAAGCAAAACATTTAGTAATGTTATTAGAATATTTACTTACAATAGGGCTTATAGTGTGCCTTATAAATATATTCATACTAACAAAACACTATAATAGATAATTTACTTAAGTATATTATCAGCTATTTGAAAATTAAATAGGTTTGTGAGGTTCTTGAAACATAGTATAAAAGTCCTACCGAGATTATCTGGAGCGATAATACAAACCTAATACTAAATGGTAGGTTTTAAAACTGTTGAGCCTGATCAGCAACACATAGTTTTATAAATTCCATCCTAAGAGTTATGCATACTTCCAACAAGGCGTGCAGCTTAGGGTAATCATCCAGATGTCTCGTTAGTCTGGCTATTATTGCTAAATATTGTGATAATACGAGTTTAAAGACACTATGATTACACGGTGAGACAACAAACGAAGTTTTGTTATGGCGGATACTATGATGATATGGGAAAGTTGTCCCAATGTTATAGTCAAGCAGTTACACAGAATGCATAAGAAATAGTAATATTTCGGTGTATTGTCAATCAATGTAGAGTAATGTCTATGAGATTGCCTAGCAATAGGGAGCTGTGGTATCCGTGATCCGAAAGGACACAAAGCCAAAACAACCTCACTTACAGGTAGATAGTTATTTTACTATCAGCGTAAATCCTGTGGAATACCTACCAAAATATTTAGGCTGCGAGTCTTATTAAATAATAACTCTCGGATTGTTTGATATAATCACCGTTTCGCAGCCTATAATTTTTTATTATTTAGGTGCAATAGTGGATAATATTGCTTAAATTAATTGGTCTGACACTACGATTAAGCCTAATTGAATTTTTCTAGAACCCTAAAATAGGAGGATATATGGACGGATTAATGCAAGACCTAATAATAATGCTATCTTTTGGTATATTTGGCGTAGTAGTAATAATAAAACATTTTGAGCTTCTTAATGAAATAAAACGGATTAAGAAGGAACTGGCTAATGCACGGGAAATTGGTGACTTAAGTAAAATGCAAAATGATATTATTGAACTAAAACAAAATTGTATCAATATTGACGCTAAGTACAAGATCAAAGATGAATGGACAACTAACAGACTTCAACAAGTAATTGACATAATGCAGCAACAAATGAGTGTGCAAGATGCTATAAATACATTTGATAATGCTAAGGAATTAGTTAAATCTTATGAAAAAGGAGCAGGTATTAAAGATGTCTGATTGTTGTACAGATTGCGATTATTGGAGCAACATAGAAAATAAAATAGATACTCATATTGATAATGAGATCAAAGAGTATAAGTTAATAAACATTGCGAAGAAGGACTCTAAAGACACAAAACTTTTAATGATTAAGCCCTATAGCAAAAACAATAATGCTAGGGGAAAAGTGGATCATTTTAAAGACGAAGTTTCTAGGGCTAAGGTTGGCACTACTTCTTCGCATAAATAATAAATTTGATTATTCAGAGGGAGCCAGGTAAACTGGAGTAGTGGTAGGTAGTGGTGGACTGGGTTGAAAAGCACCAGTCGTGTACGAATAATCAAATAATAATGACATAGGATGCAGTCACTGATAAAGGCAAAAGGGTAGCCACTCATAGCAGAGTTTGAGAAACTCTCACACTGCATCTTTGTCCTAAGGAGGATAAAATGGATTTAGACCCAAGTGTTTTACAATCCAAAACAGTAGCAAAAATAATAGAAGTTCTAAAATTAGCAAGGACTATTACCAAAAGTGGAAGTAATTACAATAAAGCTATTAATAATAAAATAGAAGAAGTTGTAGAGCAGCATCAAAAAGCAATAGATATTCCCAGGGTAGGTAAAAAACCTGAAATAAGTCCATATTTAAGAACTTATAAGGTGAATTTATGAGTATGGAGATAAAAATAGAAGATAATAAAAATCTTGATAAAATGTATCAAATCAATAAAATTGAAAGAACATCTTATCAGGGTGAAGTAGATGGTCATAAATTTACATATATAACTAAAAGTGTGGCTATTCCACATAGATCGTCATTAATTTGGCAGAAAGAGGGAAAGGTTCCTTCTAATATCAAGAACAAAGCAGCAAGTAGAATAGCTAAAATAATAGCTGCAATTAAAAAAGGAGTTGAGGAATGACTCAATTTGAATGGCTCGTATTAGCCGTAGGCCTATTATCTGGAAGTTTTATAACAAGTGTTTGTTATTGTTTCCCTATGAGAAAGCTTAAAAGACAATTATACAAATTAAGAGGTCAGGTTTATTACTGGTCAAGACAGATGCCAGTAGCCAAAAAACGCGGAAGACCTAAGAAAAGTTAAATCTGTTTAACCCCCTAAATACCGATCGGAGGATAAAATGGCTAAGGTTACAGTCATATCATACCACAACGGAGGTATGCCCAGGGAGATGGAAGGTGGAACACCATCTGAGCTTGCTCAGGAGTTAGACCTTTCACTTCAAGGTGTTCAAATACATGTAGACAGTGGTGAGGCTAACCCCTCTCAAACTCTCGCTGATGGTCAATTTGTCTCTTTTCAAAAGAGCAAAGTAGCATCAGGTAAGTAGACCCCCGTCTGCATACAAGAGAATAGGGTGGAGTTTAATTACTTCGCCCTGTTCTTTAAATAATCCCAATAACTTAAATAATAATAGGAGTTATCATGACTTACAAAATTGATAAAACCTTTCCAGCTAAGTTAGGAGATATCACAGATACACGATCATTACCATTTGATGTAAATGCTGCAGCTTATGAAGGTAGGCTAAAAAGAGTATTTAAAAAATTGTTTGGTAGTAAAGTAGTAGAAAATGATTATTGGAAAACATTAATCAAAATGATATCTGATCCAAGTGAAACATTTGGATTAGTAGAAATTGATGGTTTCCTATCTGATATGGCAGGAAAAGATGATATTGCATTAGTATTTAATATGGGAATACCAAGACTCAGAGGAAGAAAAGTATATTATTTAGACAGAATATATGTCAGAATACCAATGAATGGTGATTTAAAATTTTACAATTCAGGAGTAGAAGATAATGATGTATATTGGCATAGAGATTACAAAGTTCCTGCTTGGCATCCACATATTCAAAATGCAGTAGCGTGCTTAGGTTCTTATGGAACTGAATTAGCAAGATGGAAATCTGAAGCAAACCCTATAATGTATCTAAGAACATTACATATGTTTTTAAATACTTGGAATAGACAATCACCTTTCTTTGATATTAATAATACTAAGATAGATTGCCAAAGTGATAAAAAATCATTTAAACGATCAAAGATATTTAATAGTATGTTTAATCATGGTCTTGCAAGTCCAGTAAAAGATGAAAATTTTATCCTGGATAATGTAGATAAAATAAATACTGGTTCAGTTCAAAATGATATTTATATCATTGCGACAATTCTCGAAAAATTGTATTATGTAAGAGAAGAAATCGGAAGTGAAATAGTTAATAAAATGGATCATGATCAATGGCTTTACTTACGAAATATTCGTGAAGAAGCTGTTAAAAGAAGAGGTAATTCTAGTTCATTAAGGTCTTTTAGTCTCATTAATGCAAGAACAGAAGTTCGTATTATGATTCCTGAATATAATAATGAAACTACTTCAGTAAGAAGAAAATCAATAAAGACGCATAAAGTAACAAGTACAATGGAATATAGAGTAAAGAGCAATATATTAAGAGGATTAGAATATTTAATGGAAAATATATATAATTATCTTAACAAGGGAGCTATTTATAATATAATTTACAATGAATCTGATTATGCTATTAATCTTTATTGTAATTATTATGTTCCAGCTTTAGTTAGAGAACAGAAGCATTTTGATAAAATGACAAAGACTGATAAATATCTAACAAGAATACATAGGGAAAGTAGCGAAAGCAATATAGTAGATAGATCGTTAACTAAAGATAAGTTTGATTTAATAAGAAGAACTAATCTTAGAAGACAGAGAACTAATCGAATGATGATAAAACATTATGGTGATATGTTTACAAAAGATTTTGTCTATGAAACTATTTGCAATAAAATAAAAGATGCTTTCTATTATCAAATAGATGAAGAAATGCATGATTGGCAAACATACCCTAATCTTTTGGATAGAGGAGCTTTCTGGATTAATGCAAATATATATCACGCTGATGAAGATTATGATATGCATGTAGAAATCTTAGAAGGATTATATCCAAATAACTTAACTGAATTAATAAAACTATATGAAGATATTAAAAGAAGTGTAATTCAAGAAGAATCTAAACATTTAATATCAGAGTATTCAAAAGTCATAAGGAGTCTAGAAAAATATGACAAAACTAATCATACCGAAGAAGATACACAACAAGTACACCTATCTTTTGAATAGGTTTAAGAGCTTAGAGTGGTCTGGCCCTGCATGGTATAGAGTTAAAACAGATAAAGATGGTTTTCCAACTGAATGGAGAATTATTCATTTCCACCCATTAGATTTAGGCAGTCATGCTGCTACTGAGTGGGAAGCTAAAGACTTAGCTAAAATTCTGAAAGAAACCTATGCTCTTATGCCAAGCTTGAAGAAAGCTTACATGGGTTTAATCCATAGTCATAATACTATGGGAGCGTTCCTATCTGGAACGGATACAAGTACAATCCAAGAGATGGCACCTGATGAAGGATTCTACGGCAGCTTGGTGGTCGCCAGTGCTGGCAAAGCTTTGCATGCCTTTGGATTTGGTTACAAAGATCAGTATAAATGTGCTCATTCAATAGAGGTTGATGAAAAGGATATAGAAATTAATATTCCTGGTTTAAAACCTGAAGATGAATGGGTCGCTATAGCTGATAAGATTGAAAAAGATAAGCCAAAATCTAAATCTGGAAATCAGGTAGCTATATGGAATGGTCGTAGATTACAAAATGTTCCAAGTGTTAATAACATTGCGAATAATAAGAAAGAAGTTATATTAAGTAAATTAACTGCTAAGAAGAGAAAAATAGCTGAAGATATTTTATTAAAAAATGATGCAGCAGAAATGACTGATATAGCAGCAGAAGATGCTTTACATAATCTTGGAATTGATCTAATGGATGTATTAAAGCTTATGGACGACGATTATAATTATGGATATGGATATGGAGGCTATAATGGATTCTACTAGATTCTTAAGAAATAAGGATTTGATTCCTCAGAGTAAACTAGACCATATTGGTCTGGTTGGATTAGGAGGTATCGGCTCACAGCTGGTACCTCTTTTATCCATCATGGGATGGAAGAAAATGACAGGCTGGGATCACGATAGATTAGAAGAACATAATTTGAGTACCACAATGTTTCCTCAAGGAGCATTAGGTAAATCAAAAGCTGAAGTAGCTGAAAATGTTTCTAATTTATATTCTGTTAAGCCTGGGAATAATAGATTCTTTGAAGAATACTATGATGAAACAAGTCCCACATTACCGAAAATGATCACTTGTCTTGACAATATGGAAGGTAGGTTAGTAGCCTATAATAAATGGTTAGAACAAAGCAATAGACAATTCTTTATTGATTTAAGAATGGGAGCTATGGCTATGGAAATCATTACAGCAACTAAGGAAAATGATAAGTATTTAGATACCTGGTTGCCTTCTCATGAGATAAGTGAAGAACCGTGTACAATGAAGCATACAATCTTTACAGCTTCTATAGTTGGAGGCTTTGGCGTAGACCAAGTCTTTAATGTAGTTGCAAAAAGACCGTACTATTCGTATATTTGGATAGGCTTAATGCCACTCGAAATGCGAACTGAAAATCTCATTATAACACACTAAAAAGGATAGTCTATGGATATTAATGTAAGAAAAGTATCTACTGACTGGACGACTTTGCCTACTGGGCTGACTTGGTATTTTATCGGTCAGCCTAAGACAGGCAAGACAACACAAGCCAGTAAATGGAGTCCCAATGGAGCCGAGGGATGTCTATTAATTGATACTGATTTAGGCTCTGATTTTGTTGAGGGAGCGAATACAGTTACTGTTACCTCATTAAATACACCAGTAAGACCCAAAATGATTGATAATAAACAAGTTACAGAAAAAGGTAAGCCCGTTACAGAGGTTGTACCACATGATGAACGAGGTTATTATAATCGATCTGGAGATATCGGAGAACCAATGGAAGTATATTCTATGGTAGAAGTATACTATTGGTTAAAAGATAATTTGAAAAAATTACCTTATGATACTATTGTTATTGATACTATTGATCATATAAATAGATGGATCGAATTAGAAGTATGTGATGAAAGAGGTCAAGCAGCAATGGGAGAAGGTTCTTCCTGGGGTGCTGACTGGGCACAGGCGAGAAAGAAGAATCTTGACATAGTAAAAAAGTTTCAAACATTGTGTAAATCATTAGGGAGAAATCTCGTATTGATTTCACATGCTAAAAGTACCGTTATAACTGACGGTAAAAGTCAGTTAGGGCCAGAGTTACCCAGAGGGTTAGCTTATGCTTTAACTGCAAGTGCAGATGTGATAGGGTACGCTATGGCTTCTAAAGAAGATGGAAAATTCTATCTTTCTTTTAAGGCATATGATGAAAGGACTGTAGGCAGTAGGCTCAAGCCGTTAGCCCAGAAAGTCCTTGAATTTGATTACGATAGCGTAATAAATGAAATCCTAAAATACAAAGAAGAATAGGAGACGCCTATGCCATTTAGAGGTTCTTACGAACAAAGTTCAGACAACTCAGGAGGAGCAAATTTTCTTGGATATCAAGAGGTTGCATTAACTGATGTTGTAGATAAATCAGCTGATTATCCAAATATGGATATGTTTCTAGAAATACATTTTAGAAATGGAAATTCACAATATCCCTGGAAATATAGTCTATTAGGCTCATTTGACAGAGAAGATGATGATACTATATCTGGAAATAGCAGTTTATTAAAAAGAATCCTGTACTTTACTGATGCTATTGGCTGGTCTGGTGGTGTTAATAAATATGGTAAGTGGGTAGACAATGATGATAAAGCTGTAGAAGATATTGCAGGTTTATTCAATAGTGAGTTTACTGCTGCCAATTATGGATTAACAGATTCAGAAGCTGAACATAAGTATTATATATATACTTATAAGAAGTGGAATGAAAAAGCTGGAAAAGCATACACTACTGTATGTCCAAAAATTGTAAAGAATGACGAAAGAAATCGAAATGATCTCGAAAGTTATATCAAATACATGAAAGCTAATAAATTCATTGTAGAGCACGATGATACAAAAACACCTGTTTCTAATGGGGACATGACCAGTACCACTACTGGTAGTTCTCGAAACATGTTCTAAGTGGAACTTTATCACGAAGTAGCGATAGGGGGCCCTCAGAACAGAGGGCTCCTTATTCCTCAGGAACAAGTGATTGATGTTATATTAGAACACGGTCAAAAATATGCTGTATACAAGAGTCTATATCTATACGATGAAGAAGGAAGACAGTATCATAAGCTAAGAAAAACATTTAAAGATTTTCTAGGTAAGAGATACATAAAAGATGTATTAATTGATATAGATAGAGCTGATAACACTGACGAATATACACTAAACAAAACAAAAAGTGTATTATTTGAATTAGAAGAGTTAGGAGTTCAAAAACGCTCTTATAATATCTATTTTAGTGGAACTGGATATCATATAATAATAAGTGGAGAATGTTTTAATTTCCCAGAAGGAAGTTCGGATTTACCGTTTATTGTTAAAGAAACTATGAATAATTTATTCAGTGATATAGATTTAGCAGTATATAATAGAACATCAATATATAGATGTGAAGCTACCTTGAATCCAAAATCTGGATTATATAAAATTCCATTAAATCATAAAGAAATAAATACTCTTTCAGCTGAAGATATAATATCTAATGCTAAAGATCAAATTATATCTCAAGGTGAACCTATTTGGGGAGATGGTGAGTTACAAAAGAATGTACTTACTGAAGTTCCAAAAATAAGGGTTATGGAATCAAATGTAGAACCACGCAATATAGTGCCCTGTGTTCAAAAGATGTATAAACTTGGCCCAGAAGAAGGATCAAGAAATAATACTTTGATGCGAATAGCATCCCATTTCTTTAGGCACGGTATACCAAGTGAAGCAGCTAAGGCTTCATTATTGCATTGGAATAACGGACAATTAAGAAACGATGTAATTATAAAAAAGGTAGAAGACACCTATCGTGGTGGATACAAATATGGCTGTAAAGATGTATTAATGGCTAAGTACTGCCAAACGCATTGTATCCATTACAAAAGAAAAGATTATTTGATTGATGTAAAGAATAGTGAAGAGCTGCAATCAGAATTGGCAGAGAGATTAGAAACTGATTTTTCTGGTAGAACAATTGATTTAGCTCAGTCATTAGGAGTACATGATAAAGATGCAACAGTATATCCAGGTGAATTAGTAACTATATTTGGATCAACAGGAGCTAACAAAACGGCTCTTGCTCAAAATATAGTGCTAGGTTATAATGCTGAGTATGATCAAATAGTCAAAGAAAAACAAATACCAACATTATTCTTATCTTTAGAATTATCAGGATTTGTAATGCATAGAAGAAATTTACAAATTGTTTCAGGAGCAGATAAAAATACTGTAATGAACAAATATAAAGCTCTCTATGATTACCACAAAGAAGAACTAAGCCACATAATAATGCAATCAGTAAGCCCCACAATACCACAAATACAAGACAAGATTAAACAGCTGCAACCTAAATGTGTTGTAATTGATTATATAGACCTCGTAGATGTACCTTTTAATAAAAGAGGAGAGTACGAAAAGCTTAATTATATAAGCCACTCTCTATCAAATGTTGCAGTAAATGAAGATATTATTATCATACAGATTTCTCAAGTATCAAGAGATTACTCTAGAAATCAGATAATGGATTTATATGCAGCTAAAGGGAGTGGAGCAATTGAAAATGCTTCAAGAAAAGTTATTGGTATAACAGGTTCTTCAGATGAAACTGAAAAGAAAGTCTCTTTATTCAAGAACAGCGATGGTGATCTCTTCGATGTCAAGTTAGAATGGACACCATCATTTAGATTAAAGAGAAAAAAGACTGAAGAAAAAATAGATAAGCCAATGAAAAAGAAATTCACAATAGTGGAGGAATAATGGCAACAACAAAAGAAATAGTTGGTGAGTTGATTGATGTAAATCAACAAATGGAATTACTAGAAAAAAACAATGACATTGACATGGAAGAGCACAAGCTTCTCGAAGAGAAGCGAATGACACTACACAAGCAAGTCAGGACAAAAATCCAAAATGTCGACTACTTTATGATGGAACTTAACAAAAAAGAACACTTAATTGATGCTGAGGTTGAAGCACTAAAAGATGAGATTGACAGGTTAAGGTCTCGAAGAAGAGGGTTGGAGAGAACGAAAGATTTCTTCAACAAAAATCTTCTTCCAGCAGTCATAATGGAAATTGGGAATGATGATGGAGTATATGAAACTGATACCGCAAGGTATAAGCTTTATGAAACATTTGGCCCAGTAGATGTTGATCCTCATAGTATATCAGACGACTTTAAGAAAGTTGAGATAGTTGAGAAATTGGATAAAGTAAAAGCTAGAAAAGCTGCTATTGCGGCATTTAATTCTGAAAAAGATATGCCAGAAGGCATAAACATAAAGAAAGTTAAACGCGTAAAGAGATCGTAATTTGGACTCATTATTATCTCTTGCAACCTCTACGAGTTTAGCTATAAATTATATAGGGCTCAGTTGTTCCACTTGCTCCCAGAATGAGTATAGTAGACAGTGAGAAATACACCTATGCTGAGCCCTTATAATTATGAAGTATGATAAAACAGCATTTCAAGAGGTATTAGAGCCTCATCATCGTACTTATTGGAAGATTGCTTATACCAAGCTACAGAGGAAAATGCAAAGCCTCAAATCCTCCCTTAAGAAACGATCAGAAGATTCAGAAGTAATATTTGATATTACAATGGATCAGCTTCGTGAAATGTTTTATCATAAATACGGTAAATCATGTAAATACTGCAGAAGAAAAATGACATTAAGAAATATGGTTTGTGACCATATCATCCCGCTAGCAAAAGGTGGAGATTCAGTTATTGACAATCTACAGTTAATATGTAAATCATGTAATACCAGGAAAGGCCCATTAGATGAGAAAGATTTTGAAGAACTTATCTTATGGGTAGAAACATTAAAAGATGAAACAAAAGAATATGTGCTGCGAAAGCTAGCAAAAGGAGGAAGATACTAATGAAATTAGATCATGAACAATATGAAATTTTAATGACAGCTCTACAAAATTATAGAGGAGAACTTTATATAAATAGTGGTGACACTACAGTTTTAAATAAAGTTAATGACCTTTGTCAAGCAATTGAAGATGAGAAAAAGTCAATAGATAAAGACCAGAAAAGAATCCCAGTAACTGAAGATATGTATAAAGTAAAAGAAACAAAACCAATAACAATGGCTGAGGCTGTAGAGATTAGCCCTGATACAGATGTTGGTTCTGAAACTGGTATAGAGCGAGATTACGCTAAACAAGGTAAGCCTGGATGTGGAGTTTGCGATGATTAACGATGCTGACTTATCATTTAAAGATAGAAATATCAACAGAATAAATAGAGCAGAAGAATCTGCTATAGAATACTTTGATAAAAATAATATAAAATATGTAAGATATGGTTTCGATGAAAAAAATAGAAAAATAGAATCTGATATTTGGTGGAACTTACCTCAAATAATTAGATCATCTCCTGATTTTATTGCAAAAAACGATACTACTGTATTCGTTGAAGCAAAAGGATATAGGGGAGATTTAAAAATAAAGGTAAACGACTTAATAGCATATGAACATTGGAATAGAATATTGCCATTATGGTTATATGTTAAGAATTTCGACACTAAAGAAGAAAATATAATACAATTTGAAACTATGGAAAAGAAGATATATCAATGTGAGACTGGGCAGTACCAAGATAATGGAAAAACATATTTTATATATCGTTAGGAGCAAAGATGACTAAAGATGAATATGCTAAAATTGTTGGCAAAAGAGAACTAAATTCAGTAATCCAAAATTTAGAAACTGAAATACAAAATATGTACGATTTAATAGGCGACTTAGAAAAAGGAAAAATATCAATTGAAGATATACCAAAATGCTATAAAGATATTGTAAAAAACGAAATATGAAAACGATATTACATTTATGTGCCGATATTGGAAGTGATTCAAAACCTTATCTAGATAATGGATATAATGTTATAAGAGTAGGAAAAGAAATTGGAGTAGAAAATTTTACGCCACCTGAAGATGTCTACGGAATCATAGCAAATCCACCCTGTACTGAATTTAGTTTTGCAAGAA